TAAGGAACGTATCAAACGCGCCGCCCTCGTTGTAAAACGTGAAGTCGCAGCGGCTGGGAATGATAGGCTGGTACTGCTCCTGGTTGTTGCCCTCGTAGGTCAGTGTGAAGCCGGGCGTAGCGACGGTGAGCTCGGTAGCGCTAGAGCTATAGTCGTTGTCATAGATGTTGATGCGGAAGTAGTCGCCGACATCGTTCTTGAAGTCGCCATAAAATCGAACTGCCATCAGAAGCCTCTTACTCGGTTGCGGTCAAGCGTTGCGCGCTCGTTGCTTATCAGGATGTCGCTGCCGCGAATCATGCCCGTCACGGTGACGTGCCCGCCGCCCATCATTTGCTGGAGCTTATCGAGTGGGGCGACGACCTCCGGATTTATCATGCTTGTTCCTGGCCCTTCGCCGATCATTGCGAGGCTGGCGCCTTCAAAAAGTCCGCCAGAGGCCATTTGTGGAATTTGTCCAAAGGCAGTATCAACTAAAGCCATACCTGCAGTAATAAGAGCAGGAATAACAATCATAGCCTTTGGGCCAGTCATCATACCTGAACTGATTGCAGATGCGATGATGTTGGCCTGTGATGCAGCTAGGGCAGCTTTAATTGCTGACGCTGCAAATTGTTTGAAAGCTTTACCTGCTGACTGTGTGCCCCTGATAACTTTAGACAGTGCGCCGCCCAGATGTTGCCCAATGTTTGTGGCAAGTTGTAGACTACTGACCACCATAGCATTTAAGGTGTCCCGCATTTCTTGCATCCAGCCGCCTGAAATAGTCACAGCCTGCACTTGTTTAACAGCGCCTTTTAGCTTGTGATTTGCATGCACTGCGGCCAGTGTATTGACTGCCGTGTCTGTCTGTAGCGCGGCAACCTTACCAAGCTCTTGGATGTGGCTGCGCTCGACAGCTACCAGTTCCTCCTTGGCTTTCTTTTCCTGCTTCTTAGCCTCGACGACTTCCTCGACAACTTGAACCTCTGCAGCTTGCGCCACAGTGCCGTCCATAATCTGCTGGTTCAGCGAGGCGCTGGCCGTCTCCAGCTCCTTAAGCATTTGGTTGAGCGGCACCATAGCTTCAGCCTGCGCCTCAATGCTTCTCTTCAGCCCCTTCGTGCCGCCAGTCAGCATGGCAAAAAGGCCGCGCTGCTGTACGCCTGCGCCAGCTTGCTTGGCTATGCCGCGTATAGCATCCTGCGCGGCAAGCATGGCCGTCTCCACCTCATCGACATTGTCGGTAGTCACCGTGCCGAATGACTCCATAGCCTCCTCAGCTTGGCCCAGAGCGGCAGCGAGGTCCGTCTGCGTGACGCCGCTGACGCCCTTTAACGCTTCGGTTGCGTTTTCTAGCAAGTTGCCGAATGCATCCGTTACACCAGTCTTCTCAGCAAAGCCAGCAAGCTCTTGGCCCACGTTGTCAAGCAAGGTGCTAATGCGGCCCTCAACTGTTTTGCTGAGGTTCTCCATAGCGCCTTGTGCTATGCCGCCCTCCTCTGCCATGCCGCGCAGTGCCTGGCTGAACTGCTCAACGCTTACAGCACCAGCGCCAAACTCCATGTTCGCGTCGCCCGTGACTTTGCGCAGCTCGTCAAAGATGGGAATGTTGCGTTCGGCTAACTGGTTAAGGTTCTCTAGCTCAACCTTGCCCTTCGCGCGCACCTTGGTAAAAATGGCCGCAATCTCGTCGATGCTGTTGCCAGAGCTGGCTGCAACGTCGCCAAGAAATTGCAGCTCTTTGGTTATCTCGCTGCGCTTCGAACCAGTGGCCAACAGCTTGCGGGCTGCACTGCTGATTTCATCTAACTGAAACGGGGTGTTAGCTGCAAAATCATTGAGCTCCTTAACTACTGCCGCTGCCTTGTTAGCGCTGCCAGTAATGCTGATGAAGCCCGTGCGCAGCGTCTCCATTTCTGCGCCCTTCTTAATGAGCGCACCAATACCAGCGACGAGCGTACCAGTGATAGCCAGCGCGGCGTTCTTAGCCATGCCAGCGATCTCGCCAAAGTTGCGGCGAAACTTACCGCGCGTGTCGCGTATGTTTTTATTCAGCTCTCGCAGCTTCGTCTTGTCGAAGCCAATGACAACCTTAAGATTTGCGAGCCTTGCTTTCATCTGCCTTCTTTTTCAGCATGTTATGTAGCACCTGGTTAACCTGCTTGTTAGGCTTGGCATCCCAGGGGAATTTACAAAGGTCGGTCGGCTTAATGCGTGCGCCTTTCTTAGCGTGTGGCTGCATAGCCATAGCAGCTGACCAGCGGGCACGCTCCCAGTGCTGGCGCTCCTGCATCTCGTGCATCTCGTGGAAGCCCTCAGCGGCGAGCACGAAGTCGGAGAGCAGCATGGAGTAAAACGCAGTAGGCCCAAGGCGCATTTGCCCCAGGCCTACCTTCTTCATTTCGTCAAGCGTTAGCGGCTTGCCTTCAGCTTTTTTTTTCCCCGCCGCCAAGCATATCGCTTACGGCAGTGGCCAGCTTAGGCAAGTCGCTCATTTCCACTAGGTTGAGCCAGTCGTCCATCTCGTACTTCCACGGGATGCCGGCATGCTTGGCGCCAGCTTCAGCGCAGTAATACAACAGCTTCGACAGCTCTACAACATCGCCATCTTCGTCAAGCTTAGTAAGCTCAATGCCGTCGATAGACTTAGCGCGATTCAGTGCGCCCATAGAGCAACGCAGGGTAAACTGCTTGCCGTTAAGCTCCAAGTTCATCAAGCTCCGACGTCGTCAGCGTAAGTAATGGCGCCAGTGAACTCGCACGTAGCGCTAACAGTAACGTTGTCCTCTACGCCTGCGCTAACCTCCACGCTGGTGATCAGCACGTCGCCCTCGAACAAGCTGTCGTTGCCTTCGCCAGCTCCAGCGTCAAAGCCAAACACAACGTGTGTCTTTTCGCGGGCGTTGGTTGCATCTGCGTGGCCAGTGATGTGGTCCATCAGAAAGGCCAGGTCGCCGGTAGCGGTAAGGTCGCTGTCGACGAGGCCGCTAAAGCTCAGCGACGCAGAGCGCAGGCCGCCCAGCAACTCGCGATAGCCGGAGCTCTCTTTGGTAGTGGTATCGCGCGTCTCCATGTTCATAGAGATGCTGCCCTCGGTCTGATCGGCGAACAGCACTTCGCTGCCATCGGTGCCCATCTTGACCACGTAAACGGTTCCGTTCAGGATTGCCATTTTATTTGTCTTTGGTGTTGTTAGCTACAAGCGCGTCAACCAACAAATCGATGTAACTGAACACGCGGTTGTCATTGACTGAGGGCGTAAGGTTGACGACCACTTTGGCGAAAGCCATAGCGGCAAGCAACAGCTCAGCCCAGTTGTCAAGCAAAAATTCCATGCACCTAATTTACAGCGAATCGCCGAACCAGCCGGCCGCTTCCGCTTCTTCTTGTGTTAGCTGTTCAGCGTCGCTGGGCATGAGGTACTGGAAGTACACAACCTCGTTGGTGGCGATGTAGTACGTCATGGCGCTGCGCTCGTCAGCGGTGAGCTGCGGGAACAATGACACCAGCGCAGTCACGTCGCGCTGTGGGTGCACCGCGATCGCCAGCGTCGTGTCGCCAACGCATGCCCACTGCCCCGTCGTCGGGTGCTCGATGAGGCCGAGCAGCTCAGTAGTCACGCGCCCAGGTTCGTGCAAGTGCTTGGGAACCTTAAGGTTGTACAGCTCCTGGCTGATGCCGCGGGCGCGTTGCTCGCTCGTCAGGTTCAAGCGCGGTTGAACGGGGAGATAGACGGTGCTCATGTAATGCTGTAATAGTTCATGATGTTTGTCTCAATGCCCGTGCGGTTGCTGCTTTGGTCTGATTTCCAAATGAGTATTTCTTGCGCTGATATTTCACCAAAAAAGCTGTTCACAAAGTAACCTACACCAGTTGCTTGTGACGTGTCAGTGCCTGTAGACCTAGTGTGTGTCGTGCCTATCTGCGAACCATCAATGAAAGCAGCGTAGCCACCTAAAGTTGTGCCAGCAATCGCTGTAAACAAATGCTGATCAGTATCATGTGACGACTGTCGCAAGGTTGTGCTGTTTGCATAACCGAAATTAAAATTGCCACCATTGATATATGGAGCGTACCAGCGTCTTGCTGTTGTGCTGCCACCCAAACTTAAAGCCATGTCTTGGCTTGGGTTGCTGTTGTTGCTTGTTGCTACAATCAATGACGACAAGTTTCCGATGTCCATGCCCGTGTTGTCGATGTCATAGAAATCATTCGTTCCATCAAATTGCAAAGCTGGCTTACCATTTTGATAAATGACTGCTGTGCCATTGAATATCTTGGCTTGATTGGCGTCTGTGCTTTGCGACAGGTTTACAGGCGTACCGCCGACATTGGCTTGATCGTACCAGGTAACCACATAACCGTTGGCGCTACCGCAATGGCTGGCAATGGCTGCCGTGTCGAGGTCGCCTGAGCTGTCAAAGCCGATGTCAGTCTCGCTGTCGTCGCTGTCGCGCCTGATGCGCATGCAGTTGCCAGTGTAGTCCTTGTCCAGCTTGCGCACAGAGTAGGCAGCAGCTGCGCCGGTGTAAGTGTCCAGCAGCTTGTCAGGTGTGCTGCTCACTTCCTCGCGGATCACCACGATGCTGCCATTGCCGTTCAGTCCATCGAGGTAGGCGTCGACAACTGTCTGCACCAGCGTCTCGCTCTGGTCGTCGTATGGCCCCAGCGGATACACTTGCATCTGAGCCAGCGAGGAAGGGAACGGCGTCGCGCTGATGTACAACGTGCGGCGCACAGTGGCGTCGGCTACAGTGTCGCTGCCGTACTGCGATTTAAAGCCACGACCGAGCGCAGTGTTGACGCCTTCAAAGAACTCGACGTCGTGGCCTTGGCCTTCCAGCGCGGTGACTGTATCGGCGGCGTCCTTGTCGCGCAGGTGGTTGAACGTCGAGCCGTTGCCGTCGGATATCTGTGCGGCTGCGCGCTCAAGCTCTCGCGCTACTTGGTTAGTACCTGGCGATGCCGTAGCGCCAAAGTTACCTAGCACAGCCAGCAAGTCTTGCGTGCTTACTGTGCCGTTCTGGTCGATGTCGCCAAACAGCCCATTCGGGAACATGTTATCGGTCAAGCCAGCGTCGGCACCGTACTCAGTGATAAGGCCGGCAAGCAGGCTGATCGTAGCCTTGTCGTTGCTGTCGTGCGTTACGCTGCCTTCAGGAAACTCGATGGTGTCAGCGGTGTCGCTGTTGGTGTCGCCGGTTTCCTGCACAGTCAGCGTGCCGCCGCCGCCGCCGCCGCTGGCAACTGTAGCTGTGTTGCCTACGATGTCAACAGTGTTGTCGCTGAACACGATGTTGGTGACCGCTCCGCTGCTGTCATTGTCGCTGACGTTAATGGCGTTGTTGGGCGTCACCGTAATGCTGCCAGCTTGGCCTGTGCGCTGGATGCGCATGTTGTACGTGTGCTCGGTAATGTAAACGCCCTGCTCTTGGTCGAAATCAACGTCGCTGGTGTCGAAATCGATAGACTGCACAGCTACAGTGCTGCCCGCTGGGCCGATGTCACCGCCTTGGCGATCGAGCGCACCGCGGACAGCTATGCCCAAATCCATAGCTTCAGCATAGTCGTCGCTGACAATAAAGAGCTCAACGCGGGCTGTGTCCAGATCGGAGCTGCCTGACTTGGTGCCGCTGGGCGTCGTGTCCGTAATCGTGTAAGCGATGAACGGCACGTCAGCGTCTTGCTGGGCAATCTCTGGATAGATGCGGTCAGCGCAAAGGTTGCCGACAGCAGTGCTGTCCTTCAGCAGATAATAAATAGCTTTTCCTGTTTCCATGCTCAGAGCTTTTTAACCCACTTGCCGTAAATTCGTCGATACGAAACAAGTTGAAGGCGCCGGATCCGAGGCTGTATGCGGCTAAGGGCCGGCGTTATCTTGTTATAAAACTTGCTGCCATCGGAGCGCTTGCCGCTATAGCCGATTTCAAAGCCGTATTCAACCATAGGCGCAAAAAAGCCATCATAGCGAATGCTGCGTCTGCCCTTGATTGGACCGACAAGCACGTTGACCTTGGAGCCTTTAGCCTTGCGCGCAAAGATGCTGCGTCGCAAAGTGTTGGCCGGGATAGTTTTATCGACGACGCCCTTGCCTGTGTCCTTGCCCTTGCGCCGGCGCTTGTAAACGACAAACTCCTTGTTGCTTTGCGGTAGGCTGCGCTTAATAACGCGAGCGGCTACGCGGCCGAGCTTCAGATTCTGTTGCAGCAGCTCCTTGCGCATATCCTTAGGGAAGTCGCCAAGCTTGCCAATCTTTCGCTCCAGCTCCTTGAGCCCAATAATATCGCCAACATCTGTGCCGCTGCCGCGACCAGCTGAAGCTCTGCCGCGACCGCGACCGCGCTGGCTACTTAGATATTCCCTAAGCCTAACGCCCACTGGTTCCCTTCTCTTTGCAGAAGATTCGCAAGCCGTCGCGCCGGCCAATCTCTTCGAAGCCTAGGATGTCGTAGTTGCGCGACTCGAACACGATCGTGTCGGCTTGGCTGATGCTCAAGCCGGCAGCGTCATCGGTAGGGTTGGGATGCCGGACAACAAACGTAACGTTACGCTGCGGGTAGAGCTGGTTGGCTTTCACGCTCTCCGTCGCGCTACCAGGATACAGCACGTCAGCCCACATGTCGGTATCTGTCGTAGCGCTCACCGTTGGCTGGCCATAGTCGTCCTGCGTCAGGGTCTCCTGGCGGATAGTGATGGAGCGATCGCGTAAGCCTGCCTGCTTCATGCTGTGGCGATAATGCGGTTAGCATTGAGCAAAGCGTCGGTGCCGAGCTTTACGCGCGAGGTTATCGTGCCGGTAACCTCATCGGTGCGCATGTCGTAAAGGTGGCCAACGATGAGCTTGATAGCTGCAATGATGGAAGCCGGGATATCAGCCGGAGCGTAGCCAGCTGTAAACTCAATGCGGACCGGCGTAAGGTTATAGTCTTCCAGATCTGGCACATCTTGGAAGTAGATGCGCCCTGGCTCCCTGTTGATGTCGTAATGAACCTTGGTAGCGCTGAGCGTCTGCTCACTGCCTGAGCTATCGTCATACTTAACTGCACCCACCGCAGAGAGCGGCCCCACTGGGAAGCTGGCAACCTGCCACGAACCAAGGTATCCCGTCACAGAATATGAGCCTAAAAGCACGTTCGTGTAGTTTTCAACGTAGCTGATCGCGGCAAGCCTCGCTGACTCTATGAGAGTGTCCTCAAGTGAGTGAGTTACACGCAGATGCTTCTTGAGCTCGGCTGTTGAAATAATCTGCTCTGCCAATGCTGTGGAGCTCACATCGGTCTGCAGTGCGCCTAACGTTACTTGCATGCCCTAAAAATAAGAAAGCCCAGCGCGATGGCCGGGCTTTCTCGTTGAGTGTTAGTCGCTATCAGTCGGAGGTATCAGCCTCGTGAGTAGCTACCGCTCCAGCTTGACGGATGTCAAAGTCGTAGAAGCGGTTGACGTGGATGTTGATTTGCCCCGTGCCAGCGCTGCTGTACGGATCAACCAGCAAGTCGATACCGCCGAAGAACGCCATGATGCAAGCCTGCGCGAAGTTGCCGAACATCACGATCTCGGTGTCGGTCGTGTTGACGTGCGGGGTAGCGAAGTACTTGTACTCGCCAAGCAGCGTGGTGATGCTGGCGACAGCAGAGGCGCGGCGCAGGAGCGCGTGAGCCGTAGTCGTGTCAGCAACCAGGCTAACGTTAGACAGATCAGCGCCAGCGTTAGCGACAGCCTGCTCCAAAGCAAAAACAGTCTCAGCTTGGTTGCTGGCCGTCAGGTCCGTGGTGGTCGTGGCGGTCGTGTTGCTGATGATGTGCGCGAAGCTCGTCGTGTCGATGTGCTCATTGACACCAGCGATAAGGTCGCGAGCGATGACAGCGTCGACGTCCGGGCCGCCCTGCACAAGCAAGAGCTTGCTGTATGTCGTCTTGTTGGAGACGCGCTGCGGGGTGAGCGTCAGCGTATCCATCTCCATGCCGCTGGCAGCGTTAGCGTCAACCTCGCCTTCAGTAGCAGCGCCAGCCTTCACGCTCACGCGCGGGAACTGGAGGTTACCGGTAGCGCCGTTAATGACAGTCGTGCCAACCTGCTGAATGAGCGATGGAGCGCGCAGCGCCTCGATGGCGTTGCCGACATTGGTAGCAACGAAGCCGGAGCCGTCACCGCTACCAGCTTGGAAGTTGTCAGCTGCACCAGCACGCAGAGCGACGCCGGGAATGCCGATGTTTCCGTTAGCGCTGATGCCAGCAACAGCAGCCTCGCGGCTGTACTCCTGGGCCCACTCCAGCTCAGCGCCGGTGAGGTTGCGGCCTTCGGCCACGTTCAGGATTGCACGCTGCAGGCTGAAGCTGTTGTTCACCTTCTTGACCTCGCGAGCTTCCGACGAGCTGCCGATGTTGCTAACGCGAGCGAGGCGCGCAGAGGCTTCCGCTTCCTGTCGCTTCAATTCAATTTTCTTATCGAGCTTAGCAAGCTCGTCGACCATGTTGCGAGCCACGACCATGTCGTTGTCGCTGATCTCTTCGTTGGACTCTTCCAGCTTGGCCACAAATTGCTCGTGCTCTTGTGCCTGTTGCTTGCGCAAAGCTTGGAGATCCTCAAGGGTATACTTCCGCATATCTTGCTGAGGTTGTTTAGTTTCTACTTTCTTGCGGGCAACAACAGACGTTGCCTCATACGCGGGGTAAGTTACGGGAGAAACGTCATACAATTGGCCGACTTTCTCGATAACCATAACGCCATCATCGAAGCTGCGCTCGCTAATGCTAAATGCAAAAGAGCTCTGCGTAACGTCGCCACGCTGAACCATAGCGTACAGATCGCGGCCGGCTTGCGTGTCGATGACATTGGCTTTGTAGTACAGCCCGCGCTCGTCAACTGATAGCTTAAGTGTGCCGTTGGTAGTGCGAGCGAACGGCATGTTATTGTCGTGGTTAAACAACAAGCGCACGTCGTCCTCTAGGCGCCCCTCGAACGCGCCGCGCTGGATGCGCTCACGCTGTCCGCCTACCACCGTTTCCTCGTCGTAGAGAGCCGCGTAGCCCTCCAGCGTCATTGGCTTCTTGCCAGCGCGCAGCGTTGCGCTACGCTTCAGAATTTC